CCGGTGGTCATGAGAGCAATCTCAAACTGTACCGACTGACAGATATCCTTGCCGAGCTGATGAAAGCTCCTCTGCCCGTAGATAACGAGGAAATGGATCCTCATGCGCGTAAAGCATGGTACCAGTCAGAACGTGACCGACTAAAATTTGAGCAGGAAACCGGTCAGCTTGTGCCTGTCAGTGATGTCAGGCGGTCCTTTTCTGTCGTGGTGAAAGCGATAGTTCAGGTACTGGAAACCTGGCCTGACCGGCTGGAGAGGGACAGGGGGTGGACCGCATCACAACTGAATGAAGTACAGATTGTGGTTGATGAGATCCGCGACACACTGGAAAAGGCAGTCATTGGCTGTTGTGATGAGGCCGATATGTGAATCAGGTGAACGAGAGCCATAGCCGCGCATCCGATATCTGGCGCGAAGTGGCCTCGCTGTTTCGCCCACCTGGCCGGTTACCAGTAGCGGAAGCCATCAGGCGTTATATGCGGGTACCACGGGGAGCCAATACTTCCGGTCCGTGGGAGTCATCGCTGACGCCCTATATGATTGAACCCATTAATACATTATCAGCCCGTGAATATGACGCGGTGGTGTTTGTGGGACCTGCGCGAACCGGGAAAACCGAAGGGCTGATTGATGGCTGGATTGTGTACGGCATCATCTGTGATCCGGCGGATATGCTGGTGGTGCAGATGACCGAGACAAAGGCGCGTGAGCATTCCAGAACGCGTCTTTCCAGGACGTTTCGCCACAGTCCGGAGGTCAGTAAGCGCCTCAGCCCTTCCCGTAATGACAACAACGTCCACGACAAAATGTTTCTTGACGGCTCATTCCTGAAAATTGGCTGGCCGTCGATCACTGTATTTTCCTCTTCGGATTACCGTCGTGTGGCGCTGACGGATTATGACCGTTTTCCTGAGAACGTCGACGGTGAAGGGGATGCCTTCACCCTGGCCTCAAAGCGTACCACCACCTTTATGTCCTCGGGGATGACCCTGGTCGAAAGTTCGCCCGGGCGGGATATCACCGATACCAAATGGCGTTGTGGTGGCGCACATGAGGCACCGCCAACAACGGGGATCCTGTCACTGTATAACCGGGGAGACCGCCGCCGGTGGTACTGGCCGTGTCCGCACTGCGGGGAATATTTTCAGCCGGTGATGGATAACATGACCGGTTACCGGAATAACCCTGATTTTGTGGCTGCCGGGCAGGCGGCCCGCCTGATGTGTCCGCACTGCCGCGGCCTGATTGCTCCGGAACAGAAGCGTGAACTGAATAACCAGGGGATCTGGCTGCGGGAAGGCGAACGGGCAGCGGCGGATGGCAGTATCACCGGGACCCCCCGAAATTCCAGAATAGCAAGTTTCTGGATGTAGGGTACATTTCTTACCTGTTTGCATGTTCTGGTGTCGTTTCATAGTCTTTTCAATGAGTTGTGATTTTATGAGTTTCCTCTCTTTGCTTGATAATGAGTTAGTTTATCGCTTGTTATTGGCTTGAATGGACTACATGACGGACTAAAAAATGAGGGCGATAGATGTCGGTAAAGCCATTAACCGTGACTGAAGTTAAGGGGATGAAACCACGTGAAAAGGACTATGCCGTTTATGATGGGTTCGGTTTATTGCTGAATGTGAGTAAAGCCGGTGGGAAAGTGTGGCGTTTCCGTTATAGCCATCCGATAACGAAGAAACGGCAGACATACACGATAGGACGTTTTCCTGAATTCTCACTCGCGGAAGCACGGGAAGTACGTGATGAACTTCGGCGAATGATTGCACGTGGAGTTGATCCAGTGACGGAGAAGAAAAATCGTAAAATTGAGATGTCACTAAAAAATCTACAGACATTTGAAGCTGTTGCTAATGCATGGTTCGCTTTTAAAAAGGGATCTGAATTGCGGAAACCTACGCTGTATAATATCGAATATGAAGTATACAAATATCTTGTTCCTTTCTTTGGTAAGTACAGTATAGAAAAAATTACAGCACCAGTAGCTATTAATGCTCTGGATGCCGTATCCGATAAGAATGCGTTGCAAAAAAAATTAATATCAAGATTAAATGAAATTATGAATTATGCTGTAAATTGTGGAGCATTGAAAGCAAATCCATTACTTAAGATAAAGACTGCATTCACAGGAAAGAAAAATAAATCATTAGCAGCACTACCTGTTGAAAGATTGCCTGAATTTCTGAGCTGGTGGGATAGTGTGCCTCATACCTATCAAATAGCTCATAATGCACTTTTATTCCAGATATTGACAATGGTCAGGCCAGGTGAGGCGATTAAAGCAGAGTGGTCAGAGATTGATTTTGATTCTGGCTTGTGGATTATCCCCGCGCATAAAATGAAATGCCATCGTGAACATGTTGTTCCCTTGTCATCACAGGCTATTAGTATCCTCAGAACAATGCAGGAAATAAAAAGAGGGCGTTATGTGTTTTTTTCCTCCAGAACAAAAGATGCGCCTATGGGGAGGAATACTATCAAGACCCCAATTGCTGCCAGTAAGTTCAAAGGGATTGTAACGTTACATGGTTTTCGTTCAATGTGGAGTACGCTTTTAAATGAGGAGGGATTTAACCCCGATGTAATCGAGGCTGCATTGGCGCATAAAAGTGGTGATAAAATAAGAGATATTTATAATAGAACTATTTATCTAGAACAGCGTAAGATCATGATGCAATGGGTCGGTGATTTTTTTGATGATGCGAGAAAAGGGGTAATTAATAGATCCGGTGGTATGAAAGGTTTAAGAGTAGTAAATGGTTGAGGAGGTTCAGCAAATGAATACCAATGAAGATATTTTATTTACTAAAGACGTAATGAAAATCTTGCGATATGGAGCAATGAGTGCATTCATCAATTTCTGGAAAGATGAGAATAATGGTTTTCCTCAGCCGTTCAGAATTGGACGACGACATACCTGGCACCGTAGAGATGTAGAAGCATGGTTAGATAAACAACGAGAACAAGCCAATCCCCACTAATAATATCTTTCATACCCCGCGTGCAATGCGGGGTTTTTTGTATGTGAGGTAAAAAAGAAATGAATAAAAATATTGCCGTGACGGGCAAGGGTGACGCACGTCATGTAAAAAAATTCTGTGATTTTCGTGATCTGGTCGTTCTGCGCTTTGATAGTGTGAACGTTCGCGTGGTGTATCTGAACGGCGATCCGTGGTTTGTTGCAAAGGATGTCTGCGCTGCGCTGGAACTGACCAATTCGCGTACGGCGTTGCAGATGCTTGATGATGATGAAAAGGGAGTAAATTTAACTTACACCCCAGGAGGAAATCAGAATATGAGCATTATCTCTGAGTCAGGTTTCTACAAACTAATAGCCCGTAGCCGCAAAGCAACGACGCAAGGCACATTCGCCCATCGTTTCAGTAACTGGGTATTCAGAAATGTGATACCGGGTATCAGAAAAACGGGGGCTTATGGTATCCCGTGGGGTGCATTACAGGATTTTTCCCGCCGTAAAGAGCAATATCAGATAAGTGCCAGCGAGAAGGGGAGGGCGCTACAGGCATGTAAGCGCAAAAAACGTGAACTGGAGGAAGAAGAAAAAAGGCTGATACGTGAATATCAGCCTGAGTTTTACTTTGGTGAGCGTATTCAGTAACCACACGCGGTGCTGATTATACGGTACATCGTGTTAACCGAGAAGCTACCCACCAGCAAGGCAAAATCTTCTGCTAAAAAATGACATATGGCCCGTCGTCCGGAAAGCATGAAATTTTACAAAAATGGAAAATGAAGATTTTTATTGTGCTGGTGGGTAAAAACAAAAAGCGCCCCGTTGCCGGAGCGCCCTTGCGAACAATTAACCTGCTGCGAAAAAATTGGATCAGTGCAGGGGAATTATATCAACTGTGTGAAGAAGCGCCACAATTGCCGGATAACAGGCAAAGAAAAGGCCACCTGTCACGGTGGCCCTTCAACACAAATTGCGCGTTATCCCCAACGCATGAGCATCGCCAACAATGCCATATTTGCGGCTGGTGGGCAAAGCCTGAGCGATCCTGTGATTACAGGAACTACGGCATTGTCTCGGTTAGGTAGTGCTCAACTTTTTTTCAACTCTACATCGCAAGCACGCCGTAATAAATCGCCCTTATCGTTTGAGCAAAGACTATTTTTCTCAAAGCATGATATTAAGAGAAAGATTGTGATAATTAAAGCAACCATCATTGGTACATGTTTTTTTAATTTTAACATCTTTTACTCCTATGATTGCCGCCGCGATTCCCCACACCACGGCGCTGGTGGTTTTTATTCTGATTCTTTGGCCTTGCGGCGCTGTAGTTCTTCACGAGCGATGGCGATAAGTTGCCCGAGTTCTTCCGTAGCTTTAATACCAATTTTTTCCACTTGCGCCAATGCATCGAGAGAAGAAATCAGAGGATTTTCACTGCTTCCTTCTGCTTGGCGGCGGGCGATCTCCCCGCGCATGGCGGTTACTATGAATCCGGCGTTGCTTTCGCCGTCCAGTTTTACGGATTCCATGCCATCAAAAGCATCATGTGGGATACGAATTGAAATCTGTTTTGATTTGTCGTTGATAGTGTTTTTTGCCATGTGCATTCTCCTAAACAAAAGATGTGATTCAGTATACACAAAAAAGAATCACAAAAAACACTTGACCTGTGATTCAGTTGAATTTAATTTAAATCACACCTCAGTAAGAGGATGTAAACGACAACGCCCCGAACTGTTTGCGGCAGTAGCGGGGCGTCTAACCAAACCGTTAACAGGAGTAACGATTATGGCTGGAACACAGCATACCCCACGTCTGGCGCACACACAAACTGCCTTTGTGTGGCGTTTTCTGGCACTAAGTGCCGGAGAATCTCAAATCATCCACGTAACCGCCTGGACGGAACGCGAAGCGCGTAGCCGTTGCCCGTCCGGTTGTGTTGCTGTATTTGCCGCCCGTATTCGCCAGGGGGAAACCTATGCACAATAAAACCACACCGGACGCAGCAGCCGCCGCGCTCACTACGCTGATGCACGCGCTTATTGATATTTCTGTTATTGCTGACATGGCGCATAAGCACGCCACCAGTGAAACAGAATATGCAGGGGCTTTCGTTCCTCATTCGCTGGCGGTTATGCAACTTAGTGCTGATATGGCTCTGAATGAGGCCAAAGCTATCCTGATTGCTGATTGTGAAAATGGGGGGGTTATGCGTGATGATCGTTTTAATTCCCTGAAACAGGAATTTTCCGGCGTTCCTGATGATGCGGCTGATGCACTTTCGTCAATATCTGAAATTATGCGGGTGGCTTTTTTCTTTCTTTGCACTGATGAGCACAGAGATACAGGGCTAAATATTCTTGATATTGCCGCTAACTATGCTGATTTCGTGACAGAGGTTATTTTAAGAAAAGCGACGGACGGGGATTAATATGCGTGATATTTACCAAGAAACAATAGACCGCGCATTTAGTGCCCTTGCTTACGCTGAAGGTATGTACGAAATATTGCAAATGTGGCTGGAAACATTTGGCGATAATGAGTGTGATGTAAAGAAGGCGCGGATTATTAAATCACTGATAACTCTCCTTGAACCTGTAATAACAGAGTTGCAGGAAATAGACTTATTGCACGACAGATATAACGAACAGCACACCGGAGAATAAAAATAATGAAGCTTAAATATTCTGGCTTAACTGCCAGTGGCAACACTCACCCTAAATTTACGCGCGGTGATATT